TCTGGTATTGGGCCATCCTGTAGTTGATTCATTGATACCAAAGTATTTACATATTTCTTTAGAAGTAGCTTTTCGATCCTTTTGAATAGTGGTGTCTACGATGAAATGAATAACTTTTTTTAACTCCGATAGTTTTTTAATTTGCATCGTTTATTCCTTTATTTTTAATTTAATTCTTTTAAGTGTTTTTAATTGAATTCTTTTTGGTTTATGCTTTTTTCCTGGTTGCCAAAAAATAAATATATTTTTTGATGAGCAGTGAAGGCATTTTTTAGCATTGAATTCTGCCCAACATGATTTACAATCTCGACATTCCCATGATTGGGGTTGTCCCATTATACTATACCTTTGTTATTACGAGCCAGTTTACTATTTTTATAAATTTCCCATCGTAGATCCATTCTAAATGAGAAAAGCCAATCTTCTGCTTCTGTAATAGAGTTAAATTGAATAGTAATGATGTCAGATTTTGTTGCTTTTATATAAGCGAAGTAATTATCACGCTTGAGTATACTTAAACGCGGTACAGTTTCAATTGCTTCTTTGCAATCATAAATAACTGCCACGGATTGATTCGGATAAAAATTATCAATATAAAACCTTAAAAGATCTGCTTGTTTGAGGAACGTAAATTCTTTGTAAGTTTTCAGGAGACCTTTTAAATTATCTTTCATTTTTTCCTCTCAAAAAAATTTTAGAATTTTTAAATGAAACTGTTCAAGTTATTCCCATTTGGGTTTTCTTTTAATTTCAGCTTTTTTAATCATTTTATTCCAATGATCCTGTAATAGTAATTTTATTGTTCTGGCTACTACTGGTTGATCTGCACAAAGCTCAATTAATTGAGATCGATATATTTTTTTACTTTCAAAAATAAGATAACTACCTGATTTTTCAAGTGCATCATTATCCCATAAGAAATTTACAGCAGAAGTATAATTATCAATTCCCCAACCATGAAGAATATCAAAATCAACATCATTGTACCTGCTGCCTGTTTTGTTTTTCTTAATTCGGACTCCAACCTCAATTCCTTGATTTATTTTTTCTTCAGTTTGGATCTTGCCTATTTCTCTTAATTGAAATATGTGTGTAGCATAGTGATCAAGGGCTTTTCCTCCTGCTCTGGTATTGGGATCACCAAAAGCAAGACCGATTTTTTTGCGGATCTGAGATAAGATAACTAAGAGGATATTTGAATTGTGAATACCTTCAATGCAGTTACGAAATAATTGAGATAGGACTCTTGCTTTACCACCACCCATATCTTGTTTTTCAATTCCCTTTTTGGCAATATGTTTGATTTCTCTGGCATCACGTAAAGAATCTAATGAATCAATAATATAAATGACAATATCATTATCCCCATCATTTTTACTGATCCAATCAAGATTATTATACATATCTTCTACTGTTCTGGATCTTTGAAATAGTTTTTCGCCTTTCTTACGCTTGTAGCTTGTTAGATCTTCTCTTAATCCAATTATTTCAGTTAATGGCATTTTAAATTGACCTGCTAATCGATGATCAAATGCATGTTCTGGTTCATCGTAATACATTTTGATTTTTTTCTTTCTCTTTTTATGTTCATAATACCAAACTGAATTTATTGCTTCACAGGCCAGGAGTGTTTTGCCTGTTGAATAATCACCAACTGGATTGATTACTCTACCAATTGGATAACCTTTATCTACATTATTGGTGAGAGCCAAATTTAACATCCATGATCCCGAATCAATAAAATATAATGGTTTTTTTAATACTGGAACAATAGTTTCAGCAGTTTTTAATCTATTACGTAAAGAAGGTTTTTCAGATTTTAATTTAATTCTTGCCATTTAGATTTATTCCTTAAAAAGTAGGTTAGGGGAGCTAAATTGAAGCCTCCCCTTTAAAATTAAAGCGGGATATCGGATTCAGCCATCATATTAGTATAGATATCTTCAACAATAGCTTCTATTGCTTCTGATTTGTCCATACCAATTGCTTCTGAATATTTATTTTCTTTACACCATTTATTGAATGTAAATGATGAAGCTTCAGTTAATTCATTTTGTAAATTTTCACAATATTCAAGGGTTTCCCTTTCAACATCTTCTTTGGTTATAGTAACCTGTGATGCTCCTTGTTCTTCTTTTTGTTGACGTGGAAAACGTTGTTTAACAGTGGTCTCAGAACCTTCTTCAGTTTCTTGTTCTGATCCATCTTCTTCAGTTTGCATAGATTCTTTGATTTCATCATAATCAGCAAAATGAAAGAACATATCAAGACTACATTTTTGATAGCCTTGTTCATCTGCTTTAAGGATGATTGCTTCTAACTGTTCAAGGATTGGTTCAGGAATAGGCCCCTGTCTTTGATGAAGTTCAAAACCACTGTAATCAGGAAAATCACCTTGTCTTGATATTGTTAATCCAATTGTGCGTCCTTCATCTGTTGATACATCGGATATATCCAAGGTGGTTCTTTTGATTTTATCTCTTGTCAGGTTTTGAATTTTGGCATGGACTTTTGTTTTTGGAGCATTCCATAATTGGAGGGAATAATCGGGAGGCTCTTCTTCAAGCAATTCTTTGGTTCGTTCCCAAAGTAAATAAATAATTCGGTCTGAAGGATATAGACGTTTAATCTCATCAGTAACTGAATTATTTACTCGGAACATTTTTTGCTGTATTTCACATCGATAACATCTTTGACCCAAGAATCGATAGGGGCAAATGAATTGATCATTGGAAAAACCTACTGTGAAATGAACAGATGTTTCTCTAAAATAAGGTACATTGGGATCAAAACTGATTGGAAGAATCTCAATGAATCGATCTCCAGAAGTAGGCTGAAACTCAGTAATTGAAAATTCTTCTAATATTTCTTTTTCAAAGATTTGTTTGCCCATACTACCTGCTTTAGATCGTGTTTCTCTGGATTCATAGGTTTTGTCTAAAACAGATCGGGATCTTTTTTGAAATTTAGATGCTAATGATCCACCAGATTTTTTAACAATACCACCACCTAAAATTGTTTTTTTCTTATTTAACCGATCACTTAACAATGACATAATTTTTCTCCTTAAATTTAGTGGTTAAAATTCTTCTGTTCTATCCAATTGAATACGTTTTGGTTTCCTGTGATAAACCGTGGGTTCTGAATAATAGTTATTAAGCCATAGTTCAGCTTCAATCTTAATCATGAAACCTTTATTGACTAATGATTGAACTGCACTCTTGGCATCTTCAAATTTACGATCAGCTTTAATCCATTTATAAAACTGTTCCTCATACTTTGGATCTCCTTTAATTAAACGCAATAAAATAGCATCAGTATCTTTCATTAATCCATACAACTTTTTATTGCGTCTATATTCCTCAGTTAATTCTCCTTCAAGGATTTCTAATTTACGTTTTTCATCAAGAGCTAAACCTTTGTATCTGGAAGCAAGTTTTCCATATTTGCGAATTAATTCAGATTGTCGGCCTGCTTCAACTTCCAGATTAAATCGATCAAGGGTAAACTCACTGTCAAAAGGCATTTAAGGACTCCTTTTAGAAAGTTAATTTGCGTTTAAAAGTTTCAACTGAACTATCTAATTGAATTTTAATATCATCTAATTCAGTGTTAATAAGCTTTGTCAGAGACTTATCATTTTTAAGGTCTTTGGGTTCTACATCGATTAGAAGTTCCTTTGCTTGAGTCACCAGACCATCTAATTCAATGTCTTTAAACACATTTTTATATTGGAAGGTATCAAAAAAGTTCATTACCTTTTCAATCGCTTCAGGTCGAAGTCTTTTCTTTTCACCTTTGACTTTGCCGTTCATGGTTTCAGCTAAATGAGTAACAATCTCACCAAAACCTTCACGTAAAGCAAGAATGGTTTCGGTTCTGGTTTGAGTAAATAAACTTTTGATTCGTTTGGATTCTTCTTTATAGATAGCATCGGTAGCATTGGAGGGAATTACCATGTCAAACATTCTCCAATAAATCCAAAACCTTGATCCAATTTTATCAGGATCAGGATAATCTTCTTCATTAAACAGATTATCTTTTTCTAATTGTTTCTTTGCTTCTTTGATATGTGTACTATATTGTTCTACAAAAGGTTTGACATGTTTTTGTAATTGCTTACTGAATTCCTGAAGTTTTTTGTTTGCTTCTTCAGCAATGGCAATAGCAATGAAGTTGATGCCTTTAATTGGGAATGGATTAGACACGTTCCAAACATAATTTCGTGCT